CGGATGATCGGACTTGAACCGACGACATCTAACTTGGAAGGATAGCGTTCTACCGCTGAACTACATCCGCAAAAAAGGGGGAGGTCAATCCCCGATGGCACATGCACGCCACTTGTTTGTTTTAGTTGTAAACAAGAACCAACCACACGGAAGGGGTCAAATTAACTTTTTTACTGGAAGTATGAAACCAGGCGGGAGAGATTCCCATCCGCACCAGAGCAAGTTTTAAGTCATTTCGGGACTTAGGACCAGCAGTTAGTTCTACTTAACTCCACCAGAGCGAGTTTAAGAGTCGTCTCGGGACTAGTCAGGACGATGCTCCTGACTTTTGTAATCACTGAAAGAGATTACATCTTCTCCAAGTCCACTAGGAATATTGACAGGACCAGCAGCGTGTGGACCATCAGTGGAAATCTGAATGTTGTCCAAAGCATCAAGGTCACCACCAATGCGATCAGTCTTAAGATAATCAGAGTCAAGATTAAAGTTATATTCACTCCAATCTCTTGCCCACTGACGATCATTGTCGCTAGTAAACCTAATGGTATTACCCACTTTAGCATTCAAGTCTTTAACTTCTTGATATACTTTAAAGATATCAGAAAGATAAAACTCTTCGCCCTCTGCAAGAGCGTTAATCAATGACTGACGAATTGCTTCTTCAGCACGTTCTAGTTGTGATTGTACGCTCATAGTAACCTCAGTTGTATTTACGGTAAGCACCAACTTCAGGATCAGGATCTAACCATTTGGTGTACTCAGGATCCTCAAGAAGATAATCTAGTTGAATAGAGTTATCAATATAGTACATATCTTGATAACGTTTAGTCCACTCATTGAACTTTTGAATACGGTAGTCTGGCATACCGTTGATTTCTAGAAGACCGCATTGAATATAGCGATACGGTCCTCGTTCAAGGATGACTTCTGGTTTGGTCATGAAGCTTCTTCGTGATTGTTATACAGATTATACCACTCATCATCATCCATATGCTCTGATGAGGGTTCCAGTTCTTCAGCTGGCACAGCAACAACTGCTTTACCATCTGGTCTCCTGATCATAAACTGTTCCTTGTTATTTTCAATGCGATCCATGTACGCATCAAAATTTTTTTCAAACTCTTCTAGTGTTACTTCAACCATTGATCTCCTTGAAATCTTTTTCAAAAATAGCAAGTCCTGCATCAGTTAAAACATGTTTATACATTTTATCAAACACACCGACAGGTAGAGTAACTACATGAGCACCATATAAGAGGCAACGAGATACATGATGTACATCACGAAGAGATGCTGCAAGAATTTTAGTCGTGCAACTTTGAACGCTATACAATCCAGAGATTGCACGAACTAGTTCCACACCGCTAACAGAATTGTCATTCATACGTCCTACAAATGGAGAAATGTAAGTCGCTCCAGACATTGTTGCTAGTGCTGCTTGAGCAGCAGAGAAACAAAGAGTAACGTTAGTGGTAGTCCCTTGCTCAGAAAGAATCTTACATGCAATAAGACCCTCCTTAGTAAGGGGGAGTTTGATGGTAACTTCAGACCCAATAGCAATGTACTGTTGAGCATTCTGAATCATTTCATCAGCAGTTTCTCCATCAACTTCTGCCGAGATACTCTCAAAAGAAAACTCTCTTGAAAGACGACTAATAAAGTCATGATAGTTTACACCAGACTTGCGAACTAGTGTAGGGTTGGTCGTAATGCCAGAAATGAGACCAGTCTCATAACGATCTTTGATCTCTTTGTAGTCAGCAGTGTCTAGAAAAATTTGCATAATTAAAAATAATATTGGTAAGTTACCAAATCGGGCATGTAGGATTTGAACCTACGACCCTCGCTTCCCAAAAGCGATGCGCTACCAAACTGCGCTAATGCCCGTGGCGGAAAGGGTGGGATTTGAACCCACGGATGCTCTCACATCGTCAGTTTTCAAGACTGATGCAATCAACCACTCTGCCACCTTTCCAAATTTTGGAACTGTTCTTTTAGATTATAGAACAGTTTATAGTTTTTTGTCAAGACGTAATAACCATCTATTTCGTTACCATTACATGTATATCCATACCCAATGACGTTCTCGCATTGACCTTCAATACTTAAACACTTGTTAGTGTGTAGGTAACTTTCATAGCGAGCATCAAGATTGATCATTAGCGTTCCTCAAAATCAAGTTTACGAACTTTTCGTTTGCGTCGTTCTTCTTGATATTGTAAGTCATGATTTGTTAGGATTCCATTATATTTAATATTCTTTTCATGTTTCGTTAAGACAACTTCGTTAAGATCAATAGCACCAACGACATCATCTACAACAGACATTTGATTGGGGCATCCACAAAATTGTACTTTGCTACCGCTCGTCAATTCTGTGTTGCATCTTTTACATCTTGCCGTTAACATTTTCTAGCATTTAACCTCATTTATTTCTATGGGTGAAGAGGGGATTGAACCCCCGACCGCCTCCGTGTAAAGGAGATGCTCTACCGCTGAGCTATTCACCCATCCATATCTTCATCACTAAAGACGATTACATCACGTAATTCAGGGGGCATATCAGTTTCTGGATTGAAACCTTTAATCTTAGGAACTACATATTTTTCTTGAGCTGAGATAGCACTAATAACAGGAACTTCTTCTATACACCTAGTGTCAAAGTAAACATTTCCTGAAATAGAAACTCTTTCCTCATCACAATTGAAAAATGGATATACTGTATGAGGAATTCCCTGAGAAGGGAAAAGAATTAATGTTCCTTCCATAGATTTATCTAGGTTAAAAGGATGAGTTTTCATCCTTCCAAGAAAATCATGATAAAGTAGTGTAAAATCAGATGCTGATGGAGAATTTGTCCCTTTACATATAGGTAACTCATGTTGTTCTCTGTAATCTGTTGGAATTTTCATCCAAATTACAAAAGAATAAACACCAGAATGATCATGTAGAGGATTGAATTCTGTTTGTTTAGATTTGTTTGCCCAAAAATCTAACAGACAATATGGAGTAGTATGAACTGACATCTTTTTGTACAAGGTGTTAAAATTTTTTTCATACTCCATAACTAAATCCTGAAGAACATTCTTCCAAAACCAGTCTTTAGTATCAGTTAAAAGAAAACTTGAACTAATATTTCCCGCTAGTTTATCACGAGAATTTTCTCCACCAATTTCAATGTATTTCCAAAGTTTGGACATACACTTTTCACCCAATTTTACTTGCAACCAACCACCAACGTCAGGGACTATTGGTTCACATTTTTCAATATAAGAATTATTTTCTAGCATTACAATTTGAATGTTATGATTGCAAATGTCGGTAAGAGGACTTGAACCTCCACGCCATAAAGACAATAGAACCTAAATCTATCGCGTCTACCAATTCCGCCATACCGACAAGGCGACTCAAGTAGGATTTGAACCTACGACCGACTGCTTAGAAGGCAGTTGCTCTATCCAGCTGAGCTATTGAGTCAAAGGAGAGTTAGATACCCTGACCTTGATAACCAGTTCCAGACATCCAACCTTGTGGTCCTGATTGAAAGTTTTCAGAACCACCACCCAACTCTGGAAGAGGGTTGAGTTGAGTAGTGGTCTTGCCTCCTTTCATAGCAATATTATACAGCACTTCGTGTATATTTTCAACCTCCTTAACAGGAGTTTTATCTTCTGACTGAGGGATTAAAATATTTTCTGCTTCTAGTTGGGTACGCATTTCTTTTTGTTTATCAGAAAGAATAGCGGGACCAAACCATGGATCATCTTTCAGATAAGCAGGTGCTTTATAAGTCATGATTGCCAGTAGTAGTGAAAGAAGTTTCCTTTGGGGTGACACATTGGATCTTCGGATGAGACCCTGTAAGGTAGCATACTCTGTCCTTTGAAGTCTGTACGATCTCCAATGATATCATATGCTTTAAGCATTGCTTCGTTGTCCTTGAGTCTATCAATGACAGACTGTTTAGCAACTGGTCTCCAATAGTTGAATCCTTCATACTGACCAGGAGAGTATACCACATTGGCAACGCTATTGGGATATTTAGGTGAGCGCACACGGTTCAAGACTGATACTGCCACACAGTATTCATCCATAGTATTTGGTGCTGCCTCAACCTGAACTGTCCGTGCCAAGTGGTCATAGTCAAGAGGCGTCAACGCCAGAATCGTTTCCAAAATCAAAATAATCTTTCCTATAGTAACGTCCGAGGATATTAGAATTATAAAACGCAGGGGTGCCGTCTGTCAAGGATTTTGTCAGAACGTCATGAAGGAAGAGTTGACGGGTCTCCTCATAGTTGACACGCCCTGCAGTGGTGTGTAAGGAGAGGATCTCTCTAGTAAAAGACTCCCGTCCATATTTTTTAACATCTGCTTTAAGCTCGTCAGAACTTCCATAGTAGTTCTTCCAGTTACTTTCAGATGTAACTCTTCGCCGTCTGGTAGTACCAGCAGTAGCTCTAGGCTTTCGTTTTTGCCAGAAATATTTTCTACCGATGTAGGCACGGTTTGTGGTGCTACAGGTAATCTTGTAAACAAAACCGTAGTAGTCCCCAACATCGCTCCCACTAAAAGGGGACTCCATATAGAGCCAGGGATTTGGATACTCTTCAGTCTTTTCCACATGTTCATGATATTATCTCCAATTATTTATTCAGTCCCACGGATCTGGTATTTGTACTTTATTGCTTGCATCCGCCACGCTTGAGCGAGACTTGACGGACCTCTTGATAGTAGGTCTCTCTCCTCTTGGGTTGGAAGGTCCGAATTCAGGATCCTTTCCCTCCAACCAGGCAAAGAACTTTTTGTCATAACTGGAAACCAGCGAACGTATCTTTCTTAACATCTTGTTTAATACTCCCAATTAGATAGGATTCAACCTCTGTCTCTTGTGGAGCAACTTGCATACCCTTAGAGGATAACCAGTGCTCAGTCCATGGAAGAGGATTGTTTGTGATAGGAGTGTCAAAAATTGCTTTCAATCCAATAGACTTTAGACGACGATTGGCAGTCCACTCAACATACTTAGCAAGAAGTTTGTCATTAAGACCAATGATAGATCCATCTTTGAACAGATACTCTGCCCATAGTTTTTCTTCTTCAACACACTGTCGGAACATGTTATAAACATACTCTTCTTCCTGTTTAGCAATCTCTACCATTTCAGGGTCATCACCTTCCAACCATTTCTTGATAATGTTTTGAGAAACAGTCATGTGTTGTGACTCATCCCTCGCAATAAGACCAATAATTTTAGCAGATCCTTCAAGGAGTTTAAGTTCACCAAAAGCGAAGGAACATGCGAAGGATACATAGAATCTGATTCCTTCTAGGATGTATACATTGGCAACTGCTCTGTAAAGTTTTCTCTTGACATCATTAAGTGTCCACTGTGAAGTAGGAGAATCTCTCCAATCTTCTTTCCACAGATTACTTTGACCATACTCCTGAGCAACGTTGATGAATTCATCATATGCTGCAGTAACTGACTGAGCACGAGCAAGAATCTTATCATCTTGTAGAATGTGATCAAACACCTCAGAAGGGTCTGCATATACATTCTTGATAATGTGGGTGTATGAGCGACTATGGATCATCTCCATGGTCTGCCAGATGTTCATACATCCTTCTAGTTCAGGTAAACTACAGTAAGGCATGAAAGCCATGCCAGGACCACGACCTTGTACGGAGTCCAAGAGGATCTGATACTTGAGATTGCTAGTAAATATGTGTTTCTGTGCATCATTTAAAGTTTGATAATCTGCTCTGTCTTTTTGCAGAGATACCTCTTCAGGTCTCCAAAAATATCCAAGTTGCTGCTGAGTAAGCTTATCAAATACAGGATACTTAAACTTATCATATCTCTGGACCCCAAGTGGAGGTCCAAAAAACATCTGCTGTTTTGTACTATCCAGAACATCAGTATTGAATACTGTCATTCCTTCTACTTTAGTTTTCATTGGTCCGCTAACTCTAAATTTTGCAGCTGTCACAATCTTCCTCCTCGGTTTCTAGAATTTGAGATAACAAGTCTTGAATTTCGTCCTTTTTTTCCTCCGTTAGTTGTGGTTCATCACTCTTAATATCATAAGTATTCTGATAATAAGAAGTCTTCCAACCATACTTGTAGGTCTTCAGAAGATCACCTGCCATGACAGAGACTGGCACCTCATTGTTGTCATAATTTTCTGGATTATAACTCCAGTTGCCAGAGATTGCCTGATCAAAATATTTTTGCATAGCGGCAACAACTTTGATGTAACCATCATTATCCTTCATGTCCCAAAGAAGCGTGTAGTTACTCTTGAGAGAGTTGTACTGTGGGACAACTTGCTTGAGCGGTCCTTTCTTTGATTTTTTAACGGACAAAAAGGCACGGGGAGGTTCAATTCCATTCGTTGCGTTTGACACAACGGAACTGCTCTCCGATGGCATCTGTGCGGACAGTGTACTGTGTCGCAGTCCGTACTTTTTGACATTATCCCGTAAAGTATTCCAAGCACAATTCAACCCGTTCCCGCAGAATTCATCAACATCACGTTTATATGTATCCAGAGGAAAAATGTCATCTGCATACTTAGTGCGATGGAAGTATTCACACCTTCCCTTCTCTTGCGCCAACTGATTTGATGCTTGTAGAAGATAGAACTGGAAGTATTCTGCAAGGTCATTAACCATTGACCATGCCTTTGGATCATCATAACTAGCACCATTCTTAGCAAGATAGTGAGCAAGTCCGATGAAACCAATACCAAGAGAACGACGTGCTTTGGTGCTAATTTCCGCTGCCGTTACAGGATAGTTCTGATAGTCAATCAATTCTTCCAATCCACGTACTGCAAGGTCACAAAGATTCTCAAGTTCCTCAAGACGATTGATCTTACCCACATTGATAGCAGAGAGAATACACAATGCAATCTCTCCTCCCCCATCAATATGTTCTAGTGGTGTTGTTGGAAGTGTAATCTCTTGACACAAGTTACTCATATTAACTTTGTCTTTGAAAGACGAGTGCCAGTTACAATGGTCAATATTCATAATGTAAATACGACCAGTCTCAGCACGTTCTTTTAAAAGATTGAGAATAAGTTCTTGAGCTTTGACAGTCTTCTTTGGAATGTCTCCATTAGATTCATAAGCGATATAGAGATCATCAAAGTCAGGAGTCCCAAAAGCATCGTACAAACCTGGGACATCGTGAGGTGAGAATAGTGAGATGTCTCCATCTTGGATGAATCTTTCATAGAAGATTTTTGATAGTTGAACAGAGTAGTCAAGTTTTCTGACACGATTATCCTCGGTTCCTTTGTTGTTCTTAAGAACAATAATGTCTTCTATTTCTTGGTGCCAGATGGGGAAGTGGACGGTCGCGGATCCTCCACGAATCCCATTCTGTGTGCAGCATCGTACAGTTGATTCAAATTTTTTAAGGAAAGGAATAACACCCGTGTGCTGTACTTCTCCACCTCTGATTTTAGCGTTGATTCCACGGATGCGACCCGCGTTGATACCGATACCCGCCCTTTGTGCAACATATTTGCCGATAGCCATATCAGAAGTAAAGATGCTATTGAGGGTGTCATCACTATCAATAAGCACACAGCTAGCAAATTGTCTAAGTGGTGTTCGCACTCCCCCCATGATTGGTGTTGGGATGTTGATTTTGTGCTTGCTGATTGCGTCGTAGTATCTTTTGACATATGAAAGACGATCTTCTTTATATTTTTGAAAGAGAGTTACAGCAATCATCATGTACATGTATTGCGGGGTCTCATAGACCTCACCACTGCTTCTATCTTGAACAAGATACTTATCAGTAACCTGACGCAATCCTGCATAAGTAAACAGCATATCTCGTTCGTGATCAATCCAAGAATTAATCTTGGACCACTCATCTTCGCTATAATTATCTAGGATTTCCGAATCGTAAACACCTTTTTCTACGCATTGTTGTGCGTGATCAAAGACAGAAGGATAACCATCAACCCATGATGGACCAAATACCTGTTTACGAAGACCATACAGAAGAAGTCGTGCAGCAACAAACTGATAGTTGGGAGAGTCTAGGGAGATAAGATCACTCGCAGACCTCACCAGAATCTCCTGAATCTCTGCTGTAGTGATGCCATCATAGAACTGGATACCCGAGTTCATTTCCACCTCTGAGGCGCTTACAGCACTGCCTAGACCCTCACATGCATCATCTACTACTTTGTGGATTTTATCTAGGTTCAAGGGTTCCACAGACCCATTACGTTTGCGAACTTTCGTACCGTGACCGTTACTCATACTTTCTTCCAAGTGTTAAATTTAAGGGTTGCTTCTAATCCCTGATAGACATTAGATTCTACCAGAGATTGCACATCATGTCCAGCAAGATGCATGTCATTGATGTCTTTCTCTCTAATTGTTGTAGGCCAAATGACTACCTTATCTCCTCGGTCAATTGACTTGGAGATTCTGGCGACGATTTCTCTGTTACGTGGCTCGTTATCATATATCCAAATATGATTGCTCCAACCAAACGTCCGAATATCAACATCGGACCCAGCCATAGCAACCGAGTTCTTAATGAAGGTTGAGTCAAAAGGTCCCTCTACAATATAGATTGATTCGTCTGTATTAATTCTATCCAATCCAAAGATCTTGGGTTGTTCCTCGTCCAGCATGATCGTAATATATCTGATTTTTGCCGTTGGGGCAAGCGATCTGCCTTGGTATCCGAATAGGTTACCTTCTTTGTCTCTGAATGGGATGATGATGCGTGGACTATCTTGTCTGAGGGTATCAAATGTCTTCTTTTGTTTGTTTGTCCATTCCTTAAATTTAGGACAATAGAAAAAATAATCTAGATTTTTGATGCCTCTTTCTTGTAGATAGACTCGCGCTGGGTGAGAAATATTTAGGTCAGAAATTTTCTCCAAACCTGTATCGTGTTTAACAAATTTTGGTTCTTTAAAATCAAATTTAGGTTTGGGTACAGTAGTTCCCTTGCCAGACTTACCTTCTTTAAATTTCTCCATGACATATTGATCATGAAGAAAACTATCTTGATCTTTTAAGAAGTTAGAAAGTGTTCTCCCTTTACCACAATTGTGACACTTGTACACAAAATCATTTTTAATCTTAAAAAGATATCCCCTTGCTTTGTTGCGTCTCTTCTGCGAGTCACCACAGTAAGGACACCTGAAATTATACAGGTCTGCCTTCTTGCGACTGAAGAGATTCAGGCGAGGGGATATTAAATTGATGTACTT